CCCCCAACCCCTCTCCCCAGCGGGGAGAGGGGAGAGAAATCACGACACCAGCGCTTTGCACTTCAATCCTTCGTCCTGAAAACGTTGCAACAACTCCACCTGCGTCTGTTCGTCGGCGCACTCGACGAGGATGAGAAACTGTTCGGGAATGCTCTTCTCATCGCGCGACGAGCGGGCGGCGGCCAGCGCTTCCTCGACTTCGGCGTTGGCCCGGCCGACCGACGCCCACAGGTTGGCGATGGTGTCCGAGTCCGTGCGGGTCACGCTCCGCAAGCGATCCAGCGCCTTCTGATCGTAGTCGGCCAGCTGCGCCAGCGGATCGAGCGATAGCAGCAAGGCACGGGCCTCGGCGTCGCTGACATCCAGCACCTCGACATCGACTTCCATGTCCGGCGCGAGATCCTGGCGCAGATGGCCGTCGATCAGCTTCAAGCGTCCATCCGGCAGCTCGTAGGCCAACAGCGAGCGAGCAAAGCCGATTTCCGCATAGAGGGCAGCCAGGGCCGCACGCTGCGCCTCGGTGTGCAGGCGCGGATTCAGCTCGTGCGGCACCAGGTCGCCGGCCCGAACACGGCGATGCCCCTTGATGCGATTGCGAACGGCTGTCATGATGTTTGCCTCGGTGGTTGCGGGACGGCTGCGTTTTTGATGTCGTCGATGGCCTGTTTGACGGCCGCCTCGACCGCGGACTTGACGATTTGATCGATGTCGGCTTTGAGCGTCGTCATCACCGGCAGCCGGCCGGCCGAGGCGGCCGGCGCGGCCGGGGACAGGCCCGGCAGCTTGACGCCGACGCCGATGCCGGCATGACGCAGCAGCCAGCCGCCGGCGGCCACGAGTGCATAAATCAACAGCGATTCCACGTTCATTTGTCTTCACCTTTCCACAGAAGGACCAGGAGGATGCCGCCGGCTAGCCCTACCCACGGCGGCACGCTCGACAGGGGCTTGTTCAGGTCGGGATCGCGCTCCGGTTGGTATGCCGGGTCGGCCTTGCGGAGCACTTCGGCGAGGGCTTCCGGGCCGCGATATTCATCCTGCCGATGCAGCACCGTGCCGTCCGGCGCTTGGCAGTAGATGGTTGGCTGACCGCTCGTCACGAAGCCGGCGTCCCGGACAGCCCAGTGGTCCGGCGGATAATCCTGCACCTTGATGCGGTCCCTCCAGGGCGTCAGGATTGGAGAACTTTGCAGATCGTTCAATACCCTTTTTCGCTCCGCTTCTGAACCGATGATGGTGAGCGACAACCATTGGCTGTCATCGGGGAAGCGCAGTGGACCGAGGGCTTGCAGTAGCTCTTCCTTGCTGACTTCCTTGCCGTCCAGGAGATGCTTGCCGGCGGCAGGCAAGTGGGCCAGATCGAGTCCGAAATTGATTGTGCCGTCCGACTCGATTTTTCCCGGCGCCACCACGTCCTGCAGCGGCGGATAGGGCGGCGGGCAGGGTTCGCCCCAGACGCCGGGCGCCAGGTGGGGGTAATACTTTTTCTCGCTGATCCGGTAATTGCCCAGCTGCAAGCCGTCCTTCCACAAGACCAGCTCGTCCTTGTCGTCCGGGAAGGAGCGCCATTCGTATCCGGCCACGGCAGCAGCGGCGAACACCACAAGGGCAAGGGGAACGAACAACAAGCGCATGGCTACCTCGTTAATTGTGCGGCGGCGGAGGCGGGGGCAAGGCCAGAAGCGCGAACACCCAACCGCCGCTGCCGTTTCCTTTCCACCGTTTCAAGAACTCGTCGGGAGACATCCAGACAAACTCGGAATCGCCGGGAAAATTGTTGTCGCTGACGCAGGCCCAGCCGGTTTGGCGATCGAAATAGGGCAAACAAACCATGTGGGCGATGCTGCCGGAATAATGGCAATCGTGGCCGTTGTAGGTCACGCACGGCAGGCGCCCCGTTTTGAGGATCGCTTCCAGAACGTCCGCGTCGCCGCTGGTGTCCTGAAGGTACGACGCCCCCGGAGCAAACTGTTTCAGGACTGCATCGACCTTCGCCGGGTAGCCGCCGCCGGGGATGCCGGCGTTCACCAACTGCTCGGGCAGATCGTAAAGCGGGGGCACCTGCTGCCAGCGGGCGGCGTAGTCGATGGAGCGGAAGACGCAGCATCCCAGCCCGTTGCTGGCGATGTTCTTCTTTCGCTGGCCGGGGGGCAGATCGCACACCAACTCCACCGCGCCATCCGGCGAAACCCGTCCTCCCTCGGCCGGCCGACCGCCGGCCTCCTTGCCCTCCAGGGGGCAAGGGCCAGGGCCCGGCCAAGGACGCCGGGGCTTTTTCGGCTCCGGCGGTTTCGGCCTGGGTCTGGCCGGCGGCGCGGGCGGCGACGGGACCGGGCGCGTCCGCACTTGCCGGTCGGAATACCACCACCACAAAACGCCGCCGACAAGCAGTACCAACAGCAAGCGTCGATTCATGCCATCTCCTCCGCGAAAGGCTGTAACCTGATGAACCGCCAAGACGCCAAGAACGCCAAGGAAAGAAAGAGAGAAATCAATAGAAAACCGAAAAACCAAAGTGCCGAATACAAGCGCTTGTTTCTCTCTTTTCTCCTCTTTCTTGTCTTGGCGTTCTTGGCGTCTTGGCGGTTCGTTTAGTTATCTTCAATCTCTCCGAAACAACACCAGCAAGATGCTGAATATGGCCACGGCAAGGAGAAGTCCGTCCTTGAAGCCGGTCAGGTAGGCGTTGTGCAGCGCCGCCTGACCGGCTTGAAGGATGTTGTCCACGCTGCCAGGTGTTGGATGCGGGTTCCACGACCAGGTAATCATGGCACTCACGAAGCCTCATAATCGGGACAGACTTTGCACTGATCGAGATTGCACACTTTGTGGACCGCACATTGTCGTAACCATTTGGCCGGACAGGCGCAGCCCAATCGGTCCACCACCTCACCCAGATACAAACAGGGAAGCGCTCGCGGCTGCGGAACCGCTGGCGGGCGCTGCAAGCGCAGCCAGCACACCCGGCATTCGTTGGCATCGCCCGGTCGTCCAGGGCCGGCAATATCACAGTGCGCCAGGTCGCAACGGATGTCGGTGCGGCCGTCACACAGACATGGAAGGTCTTTCATTCCGTCACCGTGGCATGGACGCCGCCGTCGCACGGCGGCGCGTCGAAAAAGCACTGCCCCGACAGCTGCAAAGGCGTACAGCTTTGCGTGCCCAGAAAGCCGCTGCTGTTGATCCCGTAGCCATCGACAAAGAAATCGAGATAAAACCCACCGGAGCCGCAAAAGACGCCGATCTGGCTATTCGGCACGCCGCAGTAGCTGCCCAGCGCGGACAGCCAGGCCCGTTTGCTCTCGTCCCAATTCAGGGGATACGTCCCGGCCAGGCAGGCACAGCCGGCGAGGGGATTGCTCAGGGTCGCGTAAACCGTCCTGGGCAGCGCGACGTTCGGGCAACACGGCACGCTCACGCTGCCGCAGCCGCTCACGGTTACGGAGGCGCTGCTGCTCGCCGGGGCAAAATCCGGCAGCGAAGGCGTGTACAGCGCTGCGAGGGTGTGCGTCGCCCCTGGCTCGCAGCCGGCTATCCAGGTCGCCGACACTTGCTGCCAATTCCGGGTGTCCGGCTCGTTCTCCGGCAGCGTTTGCGTGCCGAGGCTCGCGCCATCGACAGAAAATGTCACGGTTCCTTGCGGAGCATCGCCCTTGGTCGCGCTGCCATCGGTGTTCGTGACCGTGCAGGTGATGGTCACGGTCTGGCCCATGCTGGGGTTCGCCGGATCGATGGCCAGCGTGCATTGGGTGCTGCATCCGCCGCATTCGGCCGGCGGCGCCACCAGCTGATAGCCGAACTTCTTGTAGAGGAAGCGATGCACCCATTCGCCGCCGTAGCTCCAGGCCTGGGCCAATTCGTACAGCGTTTCCGCCAACGCCCCCTGGGTGCCCGGATAGAGGCAACACACGTGCGGCACGCCGCCAGTTCCAAGGTAAGCACCAGGTCCATGCGGTGCGATCTTCTTGACGTGCTGGCCGCGGCGATATTCCACGGCGAGCATGTTGTCGCATGTCAAGAACACCCGCGCCACCCAGCGCGAGGGGCTGAGAGCCACGAAACATTTCCGAGCCTTGATTCGCATGGCGGTTAGCCTTGATTACTGCCGTAGCTGACGCGCTTGTAGGGGGCCAATAGGGCGCACACGTGTTGGGGAGGGCGGGCGCGGGGGCTGGCGATCGGGCCCCAGCCGCTGGCCGAACCGGAAGCAGGCACCTGATGGAGCAAGGCCGGATCGCGCTGCGTCAGCCAGTACAGCTCGGCCACCCACTCGGCACACGCCTCTTGCACCGCCTCGGGCACCGTGGAATAGCCGGCCGTGTATTGAATGCGAAAATTGTTGACGCCCACCGGCCAGATCAAATCTTCGGGATGGAGCAATTCCGGATCGGTATAGGGGATGGCTCGCAAGAGCCATCCGCGGGCATCCCATTGGTAGCCCTGCAACTCGTAGGTGTGCATGAGGAGCGCGGCCCACACTCCCCTGGCATTGAGATTGCCCTGCGAGCTTTGCACGCCCGCGCCTTCCAGCGCATCGCCATAAGAGCCGGGCACGTACAGGTCGGCGGACGGCCAATTGCCGTAATCGCCGGCATACTGAGCATTGGCATTCGCCACCACCTGGCCTTGCCAACCGTTTCCCAAAGCCGTGACGGCGTTCATCAGGCTCGTAAGGGTTGGATACGACGCCCAGGTGAGGAGCGTTTCCGTATAGGCAACACCGCTCGACGAACGCCAACACTGCAGTCCATTCGAGAGAATGCTTACTCTGGCCTGTTGATTCAGAGTGGTATTGGCATTCTGCACGCGGCAAACAAAGACGGGCATGTAGCGCACCGATTGCACGCTCTGGATGGGATACTGGCGCAGCAACAGCCGTTTGTCGCCGGAGCCGTTGTACAGCTCATCGTAAGACTGCGAAAGGAAGCGGCGCTTGCAATACTTCTCGATGGCATCGGAAACGCTGGTGATGAGGGCGGCAAGCAACGGATCGACGCCGGAGACGCCATTCAAGTTCTGATAAGCGCGCGGCAGTGCGATTAAATCTTTGGCAGCCATTCTCTACTCATCCTCCACCTCAGAAGTCAGAAGTCAGAAGTCAGAGATCAGAAAACAATGGACTGACTTCTGACTTCTGACCTCTGACTTCTGACCTCGGATTACTCATCCTCCACCAGCAGATAGCCGAAGTCCTCCAGCACCGTTCCGCCGGCCACCGTTACCGTAAACGCGATCTTGTAACTTGCCCCCGCTGTTCCGCCGCTGATCCAGACCACGGCGGTCTTGCCATTCGTGCCCAGGGCAGGATTGGTCAAGGTCACGTTGCTGGAGCCGACGGTCAACGGTGTTGCGACGACAGAAGAGACGCCGGATAGATTGGCGCTTTGCAGCTCCGGTAAGGCGCTGAAATCCATCGCGTATTGCCGGGTTTCGCCGGTGCGTTTGGTTAAGAACGTGGCCACCGCAGCCCTCCACGTAAGCGACCGAAGTAAGATGTTCAAAACCGTGCCGCGCGTTTTGGCATACCAAGTGGAGCCATCCACGAGAGAAGGGCTTGGCGGCGGCACGACGAGCGGAACTACGAACAGGTTCCGCTCTCGATAGAACAAGCCGGCGCGCTCGAAATCCCAGCGCCGCATCCAACTGGCCGGCACACCGCCGGGCACGGGCGGCGGCGGCGCTTTCAGGAACGGACGCATCCAGTCCACGCGCCCGGCCCGCTCGTAATCCCGGCGCGCCACCCAAGGGACGATCACCCCGCCGGCGATATTGAGCTTGGCCGCAAGCGGCACTTTGCCGCCGGCCATATAGCCCCGCCGCGGCAAGCGAGCAGGGTTCACAACCAGGACGGGCGGGGGAGCACCGGCAACGACTCCCGGATTGCCGGGCATGGGCAGCGGGGTGAGGATGGGGATTCGGCGCTTGTACCAGCCGAACGGATTCGGCCTGGGTACGCCCCCCGTCGCTCCGCCGCCGCCCGCCTGCCCCATTGCTTACTCCTCGCAGGTGATGTTGACGCTCATCGTCTCGTTTTGGTTGCTGGTCAGCCGCACCGCGAAGCCCGTCCCGCCCTTGAGGATGATCTCATCGTGCAGCGGGAAGAACACGCTGAAACCCGTTTGCGGATGGCACTCCCACACTTGCACCGTTACCGGACTGGTGTAGGTCGGCTCGGCCGAGTAGTTGCCCGCCACCGTGGACTGCACCGTCTCGCCCATGTCGCCATCCTGCTTCGACACGGTGACGCTTCCCGCCGTGCCACCGCTGAGGGAGGCGTAGGTCATGAGTTCAATCTTGACCGGCGTGTCCGTGTTCGATGTGCCCTTGCCGAACACGGACACGCCCTTGATCTTCACCCGCTGATTCGCCGGCGCGCTAATCGTGGCGACGGTTTTCGCCGTCGAGGTAATGCTGGCTTCACCCGTGGCAACCTGAAAATTCAATGCGGACATGGAAGCTCCTTATTCGTAGTAGGCCGGCTCAAAACGCGGCCGGTACACAAAAGGACGCGGAATCAAGAAACTCGTCGTTGTCGATCCCCCCAAAAGGGTAAGCACGTCGTTGGCCTGATAGTTGAGCACGTCGGGGTAGCCCACCTGACTCAGCTGGTAGAGCGCGGCGATTTCGGCAACCGACAGAGCGCGGCTGTAAAAGGACACGTCGTTGAAATAGGCCGCGACGGCCGTGGTTGCTTCCAAGGAGCCGCTGGAGTTGATGCCGCCCAGGAACACCGGCAAGGTCATGGACGGCATCGCGTTGGTTGTGCTGACGCTGCCCAACAGAACGCCATTGCGATAAAGCAACGTGCTGGAAGGCGTCCACGCCACGGCGTACATCTGCCAAATGTTCGTGGCGTAATTGGACGAACTAGCCGAGAGCGTCAAGCGTGTGTTCGGATACCAGCCGACGTACCACGTTCCTTGATAGATTTCGACGGCGAACTGGTGTGTGCCGTCGTACATGCCCAAAAATTTCAGGTCGTTCGATCCGCTGTACGCGGTCTGCGGATTCATCCACCAAACGACGGTGCCGCTCGTATACGTTGGCAGGGTCGTAAAGTTCGTGTTGACGTAAACGGCCGATCCGTCCGTCCGCACGGAGCCGGAGCCTCCGGGGTTGCTCCGCGTGTTCCAGCTGTAACCGCTCGTGACGCCCTTGAGATCGGCCCGCTGGCCTTTCGTCAGATCCCACCAACTGGGCGCTCCGTACCTCTGGGGCAAGGCCAGCCAATGCGCGACCTTGCCCCGATTGAGGGGATGCGCCCAGTTGATGGGCTGATCCAGGTCCAGGTCTTGCCACGAAATCATGTCGTTACGCGCTCAGGTCGTCCACGGTTTGCGTGTAATTGCCCGTCGTCACCGCACTGTTGCCGAAGAAATTCTGCAACTGTTGCAGCATCGTCACGCCGCTCGTGAGCATCGCTGCGGTCACGGCCTTGTTTAAGGTCGGGTTGGTGCTCGTGTTGATGGGATGGCCGGCCGTGGGCGAGGCGTCTGCTGCGCCGAGCGAGCCATCGCTGTTTTGAGCTGCCGTGGCCAGGTTGCCCCAGGTCGTTCCGTAGCCTTCCGAGTTGTACTGCGTCACGAACTGGTTGATCGTGGCCCGCAGCGCCGAGAACTGCTGGGCAATGGACATGAGCGAATTGGCCGCGTTGAGCGCGCGCGTCTGCTTGGTATCTGCCATCGGTTAAACTCCTTGATCGGTGTAAGCCTGTAAAGTCACGGTGTTGCCGGAAGAAGCCAGCGCTTGCGAACCGCTGGCCTGGTTGTTGCGGGCGAGGATGTAGAGCTGCCCCGGCGGCAAGCGAACATCCTGGATAACGTGCTGGGCATTGGCGGTTGCTTGCATGGGCAAGGTCAAATCGGGTGGCCGGGCCGGCGTGATGCTCGATGAGCCGTCCTCGTACTGTGTGCCCACTTGCTTGATGAACCAGATGTCCAGGGTGCTGCCCGAGGCGAATGCTCCGGAAGGTGCGGCCAGGTTCATCTCGATGAAGGCGCGGGTGTAGCCATCGAGGTTGGTCTGGCCCTGTACGTTGTCGATGGGCGAGCTTGACAACGCCAGACTGCCGGCGGCGAGGCTATTTAGCTCCGTGCCCAAAATGCCGATGGACGAACCTTGCTGGACCCATTTGCGCGTGGTGGACATGCTAAACCTCGGTGGACCAAATTCAGAGGTCAGAGGTCAGAAGTCAGAGATCAGAGGTTTCTTTTCTTACTTCTGACCTCTGACATGTGGGTTAATTGACGACGGTTTGGCTGACCACGCTGGCGTCGTTCTGGGCGCTGCCCGGCTTGTGAGCTGCCTCATCGCCGAAACCGACGACGGCCACGGGGATGGTCGGACTGGTGCCGCCGACGGTGCAGACAGCCTGGAGACGGGCGTAGCGTTTGCCTGCGCCGAGCTGGTCGGCGCGGATTTCCAGCGTCGCCTGGCTGCTGGCCGCCGTCACGGTGGCGCTGGGAATGGTGGCGTTGTTGCTCCAGGTCGAGCCGTCGGGGCTTTCCTGGATTTGCAGCACCGCCGACAGCGTCGGACTGGTGCCGCCGAAGGTGCCGGTCTCGAAGAGGAAGAGGGCACGGTGGAAGACCGACAGGTCCACTTTGCCGCTGTTGACGGTCGCGGTGCCGGTCAGCGTTTGCGGCGCCACCGGGGCGGTGATGCCCAAGCGCTGCGTGAGTTGCTCGGTATACATGCTGGCTCCTATTTCAGGGCGAGCGGGGTTGCGTAAGCGCCCCGAGTGGTGAATGTTCTCGGGGCGCTTACGCAACCCCGCTCGCCAGGATGGTTAGTTGAGTGCCACAAACGGAGAAACCTGTGTCGTCCCGTCTTGCAGCGTGATGGGTTTTTCGACCCACGGCTGGCCATCGACGCGCTCGACGACGCGCCACGTCATCTGGTTTTTCAGGAAATTCACGTGCTCGGAGGCGGCGATCTCGATTTGCTGCCGGTCGCCGACGACGTAGAGCGATGGATCGATGAGCATCAAATCGCCCTTGGTGCCCAGAGCAGGCAGCTTCTCGCTGGGGAAGGCCGGCCGACCCAAGAGCGACCACACCGGCGATTTGGTGGCACCCTGATCGATGCTGATGAAGATGGCGCGATTGGCTCCGTCCTTGAGCTGCAACAACTGCGGCACCACGCTGGGCGAAAACACCCAGATGGCCGTGCTCCACGACGACGGCAGTAGCTTCGACCACATCGTCGCCACATCGTTGAAATCCACCTGGTTGCCGGTGTCGCGATTTTTGAGGAGCGTCGCCCCGGCCGTCAGCATTCCTTGCGGCTTGCCGGCGCCGTTGCCCTGCAAGAAGGCGTATTCCTCGAACCAGGCGATCGATTTGGCAAACAGCGTCATCAGGAATTTTTCCAGGCCGAGGATGCTGTCCTGAAGCAGCACATTGGAACTGACGCAATAGCCGGACAACTCCCACGCTTTCAGCTCCATCTGCTTGAACTGTGGCTCGGTTTCCTGGCGCGTCTGCGACTCGGCGGTCCAGTACATCTGCAAGCCGCCGAAGAATGGCGACACGCCGGCGCTCTGGACTGTGGTGATGTCGAGATACGGGATCTGCAAACTCGCGCCGGCCATCGGAATGACGAAGGCGCGGGGGCGGATGAACGCCATCTCGGCCACGATGGCCATGAGTTGCTCGAACAGCTCCGGCGGCACCGTGTAGCCGCCGGTGACGCCGGACGACTCGGCCAGCGCCGCCTTCGTTTGCCAGGCAACAAAATTGCTACCGTAATGTTTTTCCAGATAACGGGCATCGTTGCGGGCGCAGGCCAAGAGCCAATCGCCGAAGCATTTGCGCGGATCGCCGCTGCCGCCGGCGCCGAAGATCGCCGGCACGGCATGCTTGCGCGCCATGTTCTGGGCCTGGCTGAATTGTTTCAGCGTCTCGTTGACGACGGTGTCCAGGCCGCGCGTGAAGCCGGACAGGGCGCTTTCCATCGCCTTGGTGACGAGCGGGGTAATCGGATCGTCGCTGACCGCCTTGGCGGCGCCAGTGGCGATGAGCTGATGGGCCTCCGGCGCGGCGACGTAAATGCGTTCCCCGGCTTTCTTGCCGAGGAAATCTTTCAGTAATTCAACAAACATGGAGATGCTCTCAAAGGACCACGGATGGGGGGAAGGTCAGACTACGAGATCATCCGTCCATCTCAGGTGGGACCGACGAAACGCTTGGCTGAATTCTCAAATGAACCGCCAAGACGCCAAGATCGCCAAGGAAAAAACAAGAGAAAATGAAAAAACCATTGGGGTTTGAGGTTTGGTGACTCTCGCCTTTTTTCTTCTGGTTTTCTCTCTTTCTTATCTTGGCGTTCTTGGCGTCTTGGCGGTTCCTTTGGTTTGAGATTCTTGGCGTCGTTCTTGGCCGGCTCGTCTGGACGGCTTCGATGAGCCAACAACTGTATCCTACACTCGTCCTTGTGATTTATAGAAGGTCTCTTTTATCGTTTTTTCAGCGAGCGCTTCAAAATCGATGGCCGCAATCTGGGCGAGAACGGCATTGTGAATCTCTTCGAGCGGCGTGAACGGGATGAGCCGTTGCTGTTCCAACCCCAGCGCGTGCAGCATGTCATCGCTGAGCGTGAGGCTTCCCTTGGCCACGCTCTCAACGAGAGCGTCCTGGTTGGCCGGCAAGAACACGCAGGCGTATTCGAGCAGCAGCCATTCGTCGATGACCAGGCCGACGCTTTCGCTCCAGCCGTTTTTCTGCACTTCCTTGCTGTCGGGCACATGCACCTTGGTCGGCAAAAAACCGATGGATTTGCCTTGCAAGAGTCCCGCCTGAATGAGGGCGAACACCTGATCCGGCGGCCAGGTATCTTGTTCCGGCCACGCTTCCGGCCGCGGCGGATAGACGGTCTTGGCCTTGATGCCGATGCGCTGGCCGTCGCGGACACGCTTGCGCCACAGCGATTTGCCGACCGGCGGCAGATTGTAGGCATGGCCGAGCGTGACGATCGGATTGGCCGCGAACTGCGCATCGTTCATTCCCTTGGCAATCACGACTTCGCCGGTGCGGTCGGGGCTTTCGCTGCTGATCCAGCTGACATCACTGCGCTCGCCGGGATTGATCTCGGTCGGCGCCTTGGTGGTGACGAGATGGCGATACTCGTGCTCCGGCGTGTGCGGCAGCGATTTCAGGAGCGAATCGAGCGTCTGGGCGGCGGGGTCGGACATGGGGAAGCCGAGCGGACCCTCGACGGAGCCGTAGTGGGTGGTCAGGAATTCGGGCATAGCAATGACACCTCGAACAATTACTGGTTTCTGGTTCCCAAACTCTGTTTGGGAACCCACTTCGCGAAACTCTGTTTCGCGGGGCCTATCCAGTGCTAGATACCAAGGCGCGAAACGGAGTTTCGCGGACGGCGTTCCCAAACAGAGTTTGGGAACGAGGAACAACGAGGAATGCGGTTCATTCGGTGGAAGGCTGCTCCTCGATTTTCGGATTTTCTTCGATCGGCGTATCGGGTTCGGGCGGCCGATTGCGTCCGGTGTGGGGCGCTTCGCTGGAGCGCGGGAAATCGGTGCGTTCCCACTGGAGCGGTAGCCACGGCACATCGCCCCACGGCGCCGGCGGCAGGCCGCGCTCGCTGCGGATCTCGTTGATCGACACCACGCCATATTTCAAATCGGCGATCTGTTGCTGCACCAGCAAGTTCTGATCGACCGGCACCGGATCTTCGCTGGCGAGAAACAGCCGGCCGCTCGGATCGAACAGCGGCACCAGCTGGGCATTGAGCTTTTCATCGCGGCGCTCCAGGCGCGGGCTGATGGCCAGGCTCATGTGCTGGCTCTGCGACGCCTGCAAATTCGCCAGGTTCGTCTGTGAAGTCAGGAATGCGATCGGCACATGGAAGGAATTGCAAATGTCTTCCTTGGTCGCCTTCATATCGGCAAGAGCGGACAGGTCGCCCATCGAGTGATTGAGCAACGACACTTTCAGCGACGATTCCGCCACGACTACCTTGCCGCTGCCGCCGCGGCGAAAGCGATTGTTCCACTGGCTCTCCAGGCGATCGCGCTCCTCTTCGCCCATGACTTCATCCGGCGCGATGATGGCATCGGGGATAGCATGGTTCTCGAATTTTGCTTTCTTGAACGCGGCATAGTCGCTGGTGAGCGCGACTTGCTCGAAGCAGGCCCGCAACGGTGACAGGCCGCTCGTGTACGGATCGCGCGGATCGGGATAGGCAAAGTGGATGACCTGCTCCGGGGCGAAGCGCTCCTCGCTGCGGCCGTTGCGGTAGAGGTAATAATCGACAAGTTTCGAGCTATTGGGATCGCGGCGCGGCGTTATGTTTTGCGAAGGCAAAATCCACACCGCCCGCGGCACGCCCAGGAGTGGATCGAGATCGAGATACCAATAGGCGCTGCCGTGGACCTCCTGATAAAGCGTCGTCAGCTCCCAGAGATCAAACTTGGTAAGCACGGAGTTCGCGTGATCCAAGAGCATCAAAAGCGGATGCTCGGTAACTTCCTCGATCCGCGCGGCGCTCTTGATGCGCGAGGCGAGATGCGGCAGCGAGCGCAGGCGGCGCTCGGCCCAGGGCGACAAAACTTTCGTCAGGCACTTGGGCCGCGGCTGGTTGTGTTCGGTGATGACGTACAGGCGCGGGGGATAATTCGCGCAGGTGGCGGCGTTGATGCTGGCGCACGTCCAGGCGGTGTTCTTCAACTCCGCGAGGATTTCGTTGGGCGTGGGATTGCGGGTACGGCGGAAGCTATCGACGTAGCTGGTGCCGGTCCATTGCGTGCCGGCCAGCACATAGGGCATGCCCTTGGGACGCACCCATTGCGCTAGCTGGATCAGCGTTTTGGCGAGGAAGGAGCGCATCAGGAAAGCCTCGTCCACAGATGTTCCGAATCGATGTTGTTCCCGAAGCCGCGACCGTCCGGGAGGTCTCGGGGCGCTGACGCAACCCCGCTCTCCTCACCCGGACGGTCGCGGTGCTGCTTGCGTAACTTGGCGATGAAATGCGCATCCAGGCGCGAGATGAGGTAACGCAACGCGCCCAGGGCGTGATTGTGGTCGTCCACTGGGTTTTCGCCGCGCAGGGCGCGCTCGGCGGCCGTGGGATAGCGATAGAGCCGAGCTTCGTTCAGCAGATTGGGGCAGGCAATGCGCCGCACCTTGAGCCGGCCGGTGCGCAGCCGCGCCGACACGGCGGCGATGCCGGGGCGAATGTCATTATCGCCGCGGCGCACCGTCAAGCCGCTGGCGCGCAATTCCTCGATCTCGGTGCGGCCGGCAGGATCGGCATACCACATCACCTCGCCGAGTTTCTTTAACGCGGCAGCATGTTCGTGCAACGGCGTCTCACGGAGGTAGCGTTCTCCGGCGATCCACAACACATCATCGCGGTCGAGAACGCCCCACACTGCCGCGAATGGATTGCGCCAGCCGAAATCGATGCCGCCGACCATCCGCCCGGCAACTTCCGGCCAATCGTTCACCAGAGCTTGCTCGAAATCCGGATAAACCAGACCTTCAAGTGCGGTAAACAGCGTTTCGTATTCCTGCTGCACCCACGACAGGCCCATCGCGCGGGTTTCCTCGGCGATGAACTGCGGCGAAATGCGCGGGCAATCCTGCCAGGTGATGCGGATTTTCTTCCACGGCCCGTCGCTTTCCCATTCTTGCCAGAACCAGCCGCGTTGGCCGAACGGCGTGCTGAGCGCGATGAGTCGGCCCTGCGACACGGCGAGCATGGGCCGCACGCTTCGATACAGATCGTCGGGAATGCGTGCGGCCTCGTCGAGCACCAGCAGATTGACGCCGCCGAACGAGCGTATGGTGCCCTCGCGTCCGGGCAGACAGAGGACGCGCGAGCCGTTGGCCAATTCCAGCCGCAGCTGCGTCTGCTGCCGCGCCGGCAGCGGTTTGCCCAG